ATATACAATCGATCACAATCACATTGAGAGTGACACTCCCGTTGAAGTAAACACACACGCTAAAACATGGTAAAATTATTCGCAGCATGCCCTCCTGTATACACACTACCTGGTACATGGAATGATCCTGAGAAAATAAAGAGATGTCAAGAGACATTGATACCACACCTAGAACTAGAACCTGAAACAGGTTTCTTAGTTTTTGTGGCACTACTTGTTTTTGGTCTTATCATCTATGGTTTATATAAGACATTTGGTAAAGGTGGTGAAGGATTGAGAGATGAAATCAAAGAGCATGCTAGAATGCATGAACTCGGTATTGCTCATGGACATGAGGGTGGTGGTGAAAGACCAATCATGACTCAGAAAGCACAAGAACAAGACTATCCACAACATCATCACAATGATTGATTCTCTTTACTTAGGTCCTGAATATGATTTATCACACATAGAAGGCGACACGGTGTGCTCCATGGACGTTGCAAAACTTTTGGAACAACAAAAAATTGTTGCAATATTTCAAGGAAGATCAGAGGCAGGACCTAGAGCATTGGGAAATCGTTCTATCTTATATGATCCAAGAGATCCTTATGGTAAAGATAGAATTAATATGGTAAAAAATAGAGAACCTTTTAGACCTTTCGCTTGCAGTGTGCTACTTCATCATGCACACAATTGGTTTGACATGGGTGGTCTTACTGAGTCACCTTTTATGATGTATGCTGTAGATGCACAACCACATACTTATGATAAGATACCTGCTGTATTACACATTGACAAAACATGCAGAGTGCAGACTGTAAGTATTCAAGATAATAAACACTTCTTTACTTTGATAGATTCTTTTTATCAGATAACTAAAACACCTCTACTATTCAACACGTCATTCAATTTATCAGGTGAACCTTTGGTAGAGACACCAGAGGATGCGATTGATACCTTTGAAGATAGTGCGATAGACTATCTTTATTTTCCAGAGGTGCAAAAACTCAGGGGAAAATGACTTTTCAATTACATAAATCTGGAAAAAAAATCTCCGCAAAATTTTCAGTCCTAGGGTTGAACCTATCTAATAATGGTTCGGTATGTGTGATGAGAGATGGTAAGTTGGATTTTTATCTTGAGTCGGAAAGAATCACCAGAAAGAAAAGAGATTACGCTGTCAGGTCATTGATAAAGTATGTGCATGACATAGATGCTGTTGCCATATGTGATTGTCAGTGGGATGAGGATTCTAAAAAACTTATATCAGCTCTTGATTTGAATGTTGTAAAGAATAAGTTTCCAGACGCAGAGATATATGATTACAGATCCGAACATCATAAATGTCATGCTGCTTCTGCTTTTTATAACTCAGGGTTTGATAATGCCATAGCCGTGGTGGTAGATGCGAATGGATCACAAACAAAAGATGGTATAGAGATAGAAACCATCTTTGATTTACCATCATGGCAGGTGCTTCATAAAAAATATTGGTCACCAGATGATCAAGGTATTGGTAAAGAGTTTGAGTTTGTCTGTGCTAATTATGGGTTCAATAAGCATGATGCAGGTAAAGTCATGGGTCTTGCAGCATATGGTAAGCATGAGGCATACTATGTGCAACAGGCATGGGAGAAAAGAGCACTCGAATTATGTAAAATGTATAAAGATCGTAATCTTGTTTTGTCTGGTGGTTGTTTTCTCAATTGTGTGGTAAACTATAGATTACAGAGGGAACTTGACGTTCGTATAAGGGCAATGCCCATCGCTCATGATGGTGGTACCTCTATAGGTGCTGCCTATCTTGCAACACTAAATAAATCACTCGCTAAAACACATGCCGACATATCCAATAAAGAACTTGAAGACAGGTGAGACTAAGGAACTCTCAATGTCAATGAAAGAATATGATCAATTCAGAAAAGACAACCCCGACTGGGATAAAGATTGGTCTAAGGGATCAGGAGGTGTAGTAAGTGCCACGGGTGACGTGTATAGTAGAACAGATGGTGGATGGAACGAGGTGCTATCAAAGGTAGCACAAGTACCAGGTGCAAAAGTCAAACCACAAAAAACTACACACTTCTAACATGCCACGTAAAAAGAAAATGTCGATCAGCGTCGGAGCTGGTATGACTGCGAAGCAGATGAAGAGAAAGAAACCATATAACTCTGACATCATGGTTGATGTCCAACCCATCACTCCTAATCAGAAACATGCTTTTGCTTCATATGATGAGGGTAAAAACTTATTTCTTTATGGTGCAGCAGGGACGGGTAAAACATTCATAACATTATACCAAGCACTCAAGGAGGTTCTTGATCCCCTTACACCGTACCAAAAGGTAGTCTTGGTAAGATCACTGGTGTCCACAAGAGAAATAGGTTTCTTACCTGGTGATCACGAAGATAAGTCGGCACTATACCAAATACCATATAAAAATATGGTAAAGTATATGTTTGAGTTGCCCACTGACAATGAGTTTGAGATGCTATGGGGTAACCTCAAGGCACAGGAGAGTGTGACCTTCTGGTCTACCTCATTTATTAGAGGTACAACACTTGATAATTCTATAGTTATTGTGGATGAGTCACAAAACTTGAATTTTCATGAGTTAGATAGTATAATAACAAGAGTAGGTGAAGACACCAAGATAATGTTCTGTGGTGACGTTGCACAAACTGATTTGGTAAGGACAAACGAGAAGAATGGTATCTTAGATTTCCAAAGAATCATTACTCGCATGCCTGAGTTCGATCTAATTGAATTTGGTCTTGATGATATCGTTAGGTCTGGTCTGGTCAAGAGTTACATCACCTCAAAAATTGAACTAGGTATGTAATGTACAATCATGTAGAATGTGATCTCCCTACTCTTAGTAGGAAGACTATTGATGGAGTGAGATACTACAATGTGAATGATAGACCGATGGTGTCCATCACCTCGGTCACTTCTCATTTTAATAAACACATCTTTGTTGACTGGAGAAAGAGAGTAGGTAATGAGGAGGCAGATAGAATTACAAGGAGAGCAACGTCTAGAGGAACCAAAGTACATACCTTGATAGAGAATCATTTACTCAATAAAGATGTGGTGTTGGACAACCCTAGTAGTAAGATGTTGTTCACTCAATCAAAAAAATTGTTACAAAATATAAATAATATTTACGCTTTGGAAAAAAGTTTATACAGCAACGAATTAGGTGTTGCTGGAACTGTTGATTGCATAGCAGAGTACAATGGTGAATTGTCAATCATTGATTTCAAAACTGCTGCGAAACCTAAACCGAGAGAGTGGATAGAGAATTACTTTGTACAAGCAGCAGCATATGCTTGTATGTTCTACGAGATTACAAACATACCTGTAAAGAAACTTGTCATTCTCATGACGTGTGAGAATGGAGAGGTGACGGTTTACGAAGAGTATGATAAAATGAAATATATGAGATTATTAGTCAAGTACATCGAAAAATTTGTGGAGGACAAATTAAATGGCAACCAAAAATGAAATGAGAGCAGTTCTAAAGAACAAGTTCTTATGTCAAGACAAGTTTACAAATGATATTGAGAACCTAGTGCAAAACAATCTCGATATGAATTACATTGAGGCAATCTGTCATTACTGTGAACAAAATAGTATTGAGATTGAATCTGTATCTAAACTCATCACTAAACCTATGAAGGAAAAATTGAAGGGTAACGCTATGAATCTAAATTATTTGAAAAGAACTTCTAGAGCGAAGTTTCTTGCTATTTGAGGAGCAATCCATTGCCTACATTGACACCATTTGATACCTACAAAGAGTACCTTGCGTACAAAAATCACTTCACTAAAGAGAAGTATGACTACCAAAAATATGGTGGTAAGTCAAGAGCAAAAATAGATTCCTTTTACAAAAGAAAGGATAGGTATTTCTTTGAAAAAATGTCGAGAAAATATAAAGATCCTGAGATCAAGAATTTTTTTCTTGCAAATTTTGTAGACACAGATAATCCACAAGGATTATGGATAGGTAACATCATTAGGTCTGGTGAAACTGTTTATAAAGAGTGGCAAAAAAGAAATGAAAGTTTATTCTACCACTTCAAACAAAAGTCAGAAGAATTTTTAGATCAATATACATATGATGAATTTTTTGATGCATCAAATGGTCATCCACCTATACTGAAAGAGCATCTAGCAGGTAATATAAGTGCGGAAGAGATGTGTGTTTATGAAAAACTTTTTGGGTATTGTAAGGACTATGATAGACAATTGAAAGATCCTGTGTGGAAAGTTGTTGGTATGAAGATAAGGAAGTATATACCATTTCTAAATATTGACAAAGACAAATATAGACAGTATCTTATGAATAAAATCAAGGAGAAACATGAGTAAATTTTTTGAGTCTGATCAAGTGAAGACAGAGATGGATGAGATTACATCTCTTCAAAAAGAATTGTATGATGTCATACTCAAGTTTCCTATGATGAGTAACGAAGCGAAGTCTGATCATATTGATACGGTCAAAGAATTACTTGATCGCCAACAGATTATGTGGACGAGACTCACCCTGTCTGAGGATAAAGAAGCAAAGAAAATGAAAGATTATATTGTATCTCATGCTAAAGAATTAGGTTTTGGTGATGCAGATATGTCAACTATATTCAGTAACATGAAACAAACTTTAGAACAAGTACAAAAAAACCTCAAGTAATGTCTTATTTGGTACATCCCTTACCTTTACAACAGGTGTTTGTAAAGAAAGAATTTTTATACGATCACCAGAAAGGTCATGGTGAATTAACACCAGGTTTATGGATCTCAGTCCGAAGTATACAATCAAAAGCATTATACTTTGAGACATTATTGACAGACTATGGTGCTCTCTTTGATAAATTACCAATCAGTGCATTTGTATGGAAAGAAGACTTTGATAAAGATAATCAATTACCCCTTGACGTATTGCAATTATGGGATTGTTTTGATTACAATATTACTGTCATTCAAAAACCTATGCTAGGTAGATGCCAATTCTTTGGTAAGGATAGGAAGATGCATCCTGGTGAGTATGAATTTACAATAGATACTGCACATCCCGATAGATCAGTGCTCGATGTCAATTTTTCTGAACATGATCCAGAACACAAGACATTCAATGTTATTGCGTTAGACAACGGTCAATTTGCTGCACAACCTAATAATAGAACCATATTTTTTGACAATAGTTTAGTCAACAATGATAATCTAAAGACACCAGACTTCAAAGTATGCACACAGAATTATGCAGTTGAAACAGAACCTAAGTGGTGGTCTGTAGGTCACACAGATGAGTGGGCATACAAAACCAAAGATGAAGAGGATGAGAATATACTTTGATGGTTGCTCAAAAACTGGAGGATATTCTCTCTCTGGTCGAGTAGATAGAAGATACCCTAAGTTATTATGTGAGAAATTTAATGCTGAAGAGTACAATATTGCTCAAAGAAGTGGTAGTAATAAAAGATTGGTAAGAAATTTATTAGAACATGATTTATCTAAATTTGATTTGTTTGTCATTCAAATGACAAAGAGAAAAAGACTTGAGTATTATGATAAAAAATCAAAGGGGTGGGTTTCAATAGGGTATAGAAACACCACTCTACCTCCAAAAGTAACGGGACTATCACATGATATACCTATAGATTATGTTGAGATGAGAGATGAAAATGAAAGAGACGTATCTTTTCATACAATATGGCGTGGTGATGTCATTAGTTTGAATGATGTACGTAGACTTGGACGTGGTACAGATAAAGAAGTATACAAAATAAATGAAGTAAGTACTGACAAAAAAAATTTGATAAAATATTATCTTCATTATTATAGAAATGTATATACTGAGGAGCAGGGCAAGATTGATGAGCAAATGTGTTTCTCAACTATGAAATCAATTCTCAAAAATTATAAACATATAATCATTTACATGCATTCTGATAATAAAACTTATGTGCCAGTAGATTTACAGTATAAAAAAGGTAAAGACTATGAGAGTGGATGGTATATGGGTTCTGATACTCATAAAATAATTTTAGATGACATCTTAAGATTGCTATGAAGATTTATTTTGACGGTGGATCTGATATGAATGGTGCTGAATTAGGCACGGTCTGGGAAGACAGAGAGCGACTTAGATTTTCACGTTTGATTTGCGATCACTTTGGCACGAAGGAATATAATATATCACACGGTGGATGTGGAAATCATCGTATTGTAAGACAACTCTTACTAAACAAGAGACACATATCAAAATTCGATTACGCTGTCATACAAATGACACCTAGATGGAGGACGGAGTATCATAACGGTAAGAGATGGGAGAGAGTCATGGTGCCAAGTAAAAAATGCAAACCATCAAGTAAGATGTGGTTACAAAATACTCTAGCATCACAAAAAACAGATGTAGAATTTTGGAAAAATTATTTTACAATTCATAGTGATGAATTTTTCTTGAGTAATGAGAAAATGTATCAGGTTGCTATACAAAGTCATTGTAAAGCATATAATGTGCCATTGATAATGTTGGGTAGAGCACAGTCATCTGACTTAGATTTTGATTTTTGTTTTGATGAATCATGGATATCAAAAGCACCTGATGGTCATCCTAATGAAGAGGGTCACAAACAAATAGCAGATAGGATTATCAGCATGTTGACAACGCATAAATAATAGTTTATACTACACTTGCGTATGCAAGGTGTTAATCCACCAATCTATTCAATACGACGAATACTACGAGTCAAATTCATGACATTTGCAAATCTAAAAAAACAATCTCGC